GGGTAACAGTTTGATCTTTTTGTGCGAGACAATTTCAGCTCTCCGGCAGCTGAACGTGCATTTTGATGTTCTTGTTGACGGTGACAATGCTTTGTTGTTTGTGTCCGCTGCTGACCTTCCCAGTGTAGTCGCCAACTTTTCTGCGCTGGTCCAGGCTTCGTCCGGACATGAGGTGAAATTGGAGAAACCCACATCTGTGCTGGAAGAGATCCGCTTCGGCGGGTCCGCACCAGTCTACTTGGGTAGGAAACTAGGTTACTCTATGGTGCGCGAGTGGAACAGGGTGCTTTCCGGAGCATTCAGTTCCCACATCCATCTTAGGGAGCCTAAGTTTGCTAGAAAGTGGATGAACGGGGTTGCCCGTTGCGAGCTGTCGGTGGCTCGTGGTGTGCCCATTCTTCAGGAGTGGGCTGTAAAAGCGATAAACGCAATCGGTGGCAAGTCGGCTAGAGATGACTTCTACCGTGACTATGTGGCTATGGGTGCCTGGTTGGCTGGGTTGGACGCCGTTGTCGAGGTCGAGTTGGACGCCCGGATTTCTTTTGAGAAAGCTTTTGGCATTAGTGTGGACGAACAGGTGGAAGTTGAAAGGGGATTTTGCTTTGACAAGCTTGGAGAGGAGTTCGTTCATTACGAGTGCAAGAGGTTTGACCATTGGATTGACGAGGTGGGTGTCCATGAGACCTGGCGCGGGCTCTAGGGCTCTTCGTGTGTTGTGTGTTGGGCGGAAGTACGTGCGGAAAGGACCTGGCCTTCGGGCTGCAGCCGAAACCTCCGGGTGGCGTCAAGAACAGGCTTAGTACGTTAACGCGTTCGGACGGTTGTCGTCAGGGGACACTGCTCTTAATTGCTCGCGGGCCCATCAGGCGGTAGACTGGCTCGTCACCATGTTGGAACACCTAGTGCGCGACGTAGCGGACGGACACACTGGCGAGAGGATGCACCTAGCGGGGAGGGTCACGCCCCGACCGGAAAATGTGCTGCGCTTGGTTTGGCCGACCAGCGTTGGATTGTAGGCCGAGTTTTGGGCGCACTCTGCTTGAGCGCCTTTGCACCTAGGGTGTTTACCAACCATAAAATCTTCGGTGGGCTTGGTTGGTACCGATCAGAT